CCCTAGCAGAAATTTTTTGCTCGCGCAAGTCTTGCACACGCCCCCCTAGTGCCTTCCAACGGTCCAGGGGAACCTGGAAGGGGGGCGTGTGCAAGTGCAAGTGAGAATAGAGTCCCGGAATAGAGGCTAGATGCAATGTTGTAAGGGAAGCTTGTTTGTCTGTGTCAGTTGTAGGGGGTGGCATCGGTCAGACAGGAGCTTGGTCATGTTTGTTACAAACAATACAGCTCAAAAATATTATTAAAAAAATTTACAAAAAAAGTACGCATGGTATAATAATATCTCATAAAAAGGAGGCATAAAATGAATGATGACAAACCTTTGTTAGCAGATGGATTCGACAGCGCTGTCTTGGGCCTGAGCCGTGGCACGTTAGGCGCGGACGTTGCGGTGTACAGCATAGACCGTTGTATTGATATTCTGGTCAAACGAGACGGCATGTCGGAGGATGAAGCGATTGAGTTTATGAATTTCAATGTTCTGGATGCTTATATGGGTCCCATGACGCCTATGTTTGTGTACGAGATGGATGCTGCGGCGATAAATGAGTATGCTGATGCGGTCTAGGAGTCACGGCCCGCGGGCCACGGGAGTTAGTTAATGTCGCAATTATCGTCGTCTACGGACGAGCAGGTTCTGAAATTAGAGCTACGTTTGGCGCAGTTGGAGCGTTTGGATGCGTGCCGGGGTGGGTTCTTAGATTTTGTAAAGGCGGTGTGGCCTGAGTTTATTGCGGGCGAGCACCACCGGATAATTGCGGAAAAGTTAGAGCGTGTGGCGAGTGGTGAGTTAAAGCGTTTGATTGTGAACATGCCCCCTCGTCATACGAAGAGTGAGTTTGCGAGTTTCTTGTTTCCGGCTTGGATGGTTGGAAAGAATCCTGCGATGAAGATTATCCAGGCGACGCACACCACGGAGCTTGCGGTTGGTTTTGGTCGTAAGGTTAAGAATTTATTGGAGAGGGAGGATTATCTTGAAATTTTTCCTGAAGCACAGTTGGCGTCGGATTCTAAGGCCAGTGGTCGATGGGATACTGCTCGTGGTGGCATGTATTATGCTGTTGGTGTTGGTAGTAACCTCGCTGGTCGCGGTGCTGATTTATGTATTATTGACGACCCGCACTCTGAGCAGACCGCTATGTCGAATTCTGGATTCGACGATGCCTGGGACTGGTACACAGGTGGACCAAGACAGCGTTTGCAGCCGGGAGGATCGATAGTATTGGTTATGACGCGGTGGGCGGAGAAGGATTTGACGGGTCAGTTAGTGCGTCAGATGGCCCGCGACCCCAAGGCGGACCAGTGGGAGGTGGTCGAATTTCCTATGGAATTACCTTCAGGCGACCCGGTTTGGCCTGAATATTGGTCTTTGGCTGATTTAACGGCGGTCAAGGCATCTATTCCGCCGGGTAAGTGGAATGCGCAGTATCAGCAGCAGCCTACGGGAGATACGAACGCAATCTTGAAGCGGGACTGGTGGAAGATATGGGAAAGCGACAAGATACCTAATCTTGAGTACGTTATTCAGAGTTACGACACGGCGTTTAGTAAGAAGGAGACGGCTGACTACAGCGCCATTACGACGTGGGGTGTTTTCTATCCGGACGAGGGGACGCAGCCTAACTTGATTTTGTTGGATTCGAAGAAGGGTCGGTGGGATTTTCCGGAGTTAAAACGGATTGCGTACGAGGAATTCAAGTTTTGGGACCCTGAGACGGTTATTATTGAGGCGAAAGCCACGGGTCTGCCTTTGACGCACGAATTGCGCAATATGGGAATTCCTGTGGTAAACTTTACGCCATCTAGGGGTAATGATAAAGTATCCCGTGTAAACAGCATCTCTCCGCTTCTTGAGAGCGGTATGGTCTGGGCTCCTGACACTCAGTGGGCGCATGAACTCATAGAGGAATGTGCTGCATTTCCGCATGGCGAGCATGACGACTTGGTGGATAGTACCACGCAGGCGTTGATGCGTTACCGCCAGGGAAATTTTGTACAGCTCCCGACGGACGATTGGGAGAACGAGGACCACGATACACGGACCTTTCGATACTATGGGTGAAGTTGACCCTAAACGGTTAGAAGAATTCATGCAACTTAGCCAAAAAGATCAAGCGGGTTGCCTGAATAACATTTCCGATCGGCATGTCAGAGGGTTAGTGATTAAGCAATTGTTTGGCGAGGAAGGCTGGCCAGGGGGTAGGACTTCGGGCGGTCTTTTGATTACAAGCGCTGTGGCCCGTGCAATCAACGCATTCTCTGAGTCGCCTCTGGGCAACAGAAAGGAATAACACCATGTCGAGTTTTTACAACCGTGACGCTATGGCGGATTTAATGGGGCAACTTGCGATGATGTCGCAAGACCCCAACAACCCTGTCACATTTACTAATCGAGACGGTGGCGGCAGGAACGGCGCAGTAGGTGGGGGTGATGCAGGTAAATCTAACGTAGGTATGCAGTACATTAATCCCTCCTACACCACGGCAGGAATTACTCCTACGGCCGTTACTACAACGACGGGTTCTGACGCAAATGTATTACCTCTGCCCGAAGGCGGAGACTTTTTCCAAGCTCTTTATGATCAAGGCTACTTTACGGGATCGCCGCTAAACCCTGGAGGAAATTACGGCTTTTCTCTTGGAAACATGGGTTCAAACGCTAACCTAACGGACGCAATACCTACGGTAACAACGCCTGGTTTTTCTATAGGCAACACTGACAATGCGGTTATAGGGCCAAATCGACCCGGTGTTGGATTTTTAACAAACATGACACCTGTGTACGGCACTTCTACCTTAGAAAACACGGGTTTCCAACTTTCTGACAACTCCGCTTTAGGCGGAGCGCTAAATTTTGATGCGCTGGGAGGAGGCTCTAACCTCAACTCGGTTCCTACCGGTTCAAACATTGAGAGAATCGATGTAACGGGACAACAACCTAATCAAGGCAACACGCTTAATGTACCTCAGCTAACTTCACTAAATACCAACTTAGACTTAGGTGGGGACGGCGGCGACGGCGAACCCAGAGAGCCCGACGCAGACCCGAGTACCTTTGAAGAGATCGTAACAACAGGTTTTCAAAACGCAGCAAATACGTTAATCCCGGGTCTACCTTTGTTTACAGGTGCTTACAATTTCGTTAAAGACTTTCCGGAAGGCGACTTTACGCCGGAAGAGTTGGACACGTTAAACGCGGCATCTAACGCGGCAAACGTCTTCGTAGATTCGCAGCCTACTTACCAAGAAGGCGGCACAGGAACTACGGCAGCTCCTGGCGGCATCTCTGTCCCAACGCTAGGCGGCATAGGCTCCCTGGGCCGTGGTCAAGGCTTTGTGACCCGTGATGACGTATTGGTGCCTTCTACCGGTCAGATGGGCGACATCTATTCTATTCGCCAGGGTGACACGCGGGGCAGGTTTGCTGCACCTGAGTACGTGAATCCGTACGCGGATGTCGCGGCACAAGACACAGCATTCCGTCCTGGGTTTGTTTCGGCACCTTTCCCTGGCGGTGAAATGCGTACTCAGCCTGTTCGTGCAGAAGACTACGTGGACTCTGGTACACGCATCACGGACCAAGGTACAACTGCTGGTACAACTGGAACGGCCGCTACAGATTTTTACACGGGAAGAGATACAAACAACACCGGACAAACACTGACTGTAGGAGGCACTACAACGCCTCAGAGCATATTAGACAGCATCAACGCTGAAGACGGTTTCTCTAGAGATGAGCAGAAGCAAATAGCGGACTTGCTAGGCAGTGGCGACATCGGCATTGGTAATGTGACGCAGCAGTTTGATGTTGAATCGGGAGACGTGCTCGAAGGTCTGTTACGCGGTGGCTTCCAAACACCTACACAGCTCACGGAAATGATTCAGGGCTACGGTAACGAGGGTTTCCAAGAGCAGGATTTGATTGCCGACCTGTTGAATCAGGGTCGTACCACGCCGGAAGAAGTGGCAGGTTACTACAGCGCAAATAGACCGGAGTTTGCTGATTTAACGCCTGAAGCTGTTACAGGGTATTTGGATCAAATTAACACGCAGCGCTTGCAAGATCTAAGCGACGTGGAAGTAGGCAAGCTGATCGATAGCGGTCAGATGACGCCCGGTCAAGCGGAAGAAATCTATCAAACGCGTTATCCGGGTTTAAAGGAATCTGACGTGATGGCGTCTTTGAACCAGATGAAGTCTCAAAGTTTATTTGCGGCAGGCGGCGTTGTTGAGAAAGCCGACGGCATAGAGTCGTTGCTAGACAAACGGCAGCAGGCGGTCAACCGCATGCTTAGCAAAAGAGCCGTCGCGCAGTTTCGAGACGGAGGTGCCGTTGTAAAAAAGCCTTTAGCCCCCGCTAACTTTGCAGGGGGTGGAATTGCCACCAAGCTTATCCAGAAGGGTGCGGATATGCTTGGTTTTGACGACGCGCGCCAGATAGAAATTACTCGTGAAGCGGTGGATCTGACCAATCAAATGGTAAACGCCGGTCTGGTTGACCCTCAATTCCGAGTTAAGCTGCGTATGCCTACCTCGGGGGAGGAGTCTACGCGGCAGAACACGGGTATTGAAGGTGACGAAGAAGTTTTTAATGCGGTTAACCACGCTTTGTTTTCTTACCATGCAGGCAAGAGCCCTCTAGCACGTGCAGGTTCACAGGCTAAGGAGATCTACCAAGGCATACGTCTGGCGGGCGCGGGCAAAGACCCGGGGTCCGAGAGCCTTGATTACTTCAACAACATGTTTGGTTTTGACTTAGCGCGTCAGGGTTTGAGTCCGGAAGAAGCTAAGAACGCGATCATCGACAACATTGCGAACATCAACAACCAAGGCGCTATGTCTCGGCTGCAAGCGGGCGAGCCGTTGGTTGCGGGTAAAGACTTGAGCCGCACGGCTGAAGACATTCGTGGGTCTGGTCCCGACGTAAGTGCTTTTGACGTGCTTGCTGGGGTGCAAGGGTTTAACAACGGAGGTGTGGCATTAGACCCTTCAGACCCTTTGTATATTCAAGAAGACTACCGCCCCGAAGTGCTTTCTGACATGGTTCGCAGGGACGTAAAATTTGACGCCTCTAAGTACCCTGCGGAGGAAGAAAACGCTTTAGACAGCGTAATGCAGCGTATTAAAGACATGGGCCAAGGCTTTGCGGACATCCCTGAGTTTGTCGGAAACTATCTGGTGCGTCCGGATGAGCGTGGGATGCCGTCGTTTGTCTCGCCCTCTGAAGTCGGTCAAGATGTGATGGATATCGGCACAGGTATGGCCACAGGTATCCAAGAAGACCCTACAGGCTTTATGCTTGATATGATTCCAGGCGTTTCAAACGTTAGATCTTTAATGGATTCAAACGCTTTGTATGAGCAAGCCACCGAGTTAGATAAAGCCGGAGATCAAGTAGGCGCGGCTAAGGCACGGTCTTTGGCGTCCTTCAGCATGACGGACGTTTTCAACCCTGTTCCGGGTAGCCGAACAGCGATAAAAGGAATTATTGCGGGAAGAAATGCTCGCCGCGCGCCTGAAAAACTGTCGGACTCTCGGTTGGACGTTTTGGAAGAAGAACCTGTTTTAGGTATTCCTACCGTGGAAGCTAGAGAGCGCTATGCCGATCAAATTGTCTCTGGAGAAAATCCGTTAGAGCATGAGGTGTTTAGAGAAACCGGTGCGTTTATAGGGGCGGATGGAACGCGTAAGTTTGAAATAGACACGTCTTCGGCAAGAGTGGATTTAGAAAAAATAAAAGACCTCTACATGTTTAGTAGCACAAAAAGATTACCGGAGGTTTTCGACTTACCTGAGCTTTACGAAAATTACCCACAGCTTCAAGACACAAGAATAGTTTTTGATTCATCTATTCCGGGTATCGCCCAATATAGGGCTAGAGCTAATGAAATTGCTATTAATCCGAAACCGGAAGACCTTACTCAAGAAACAATTACCTCTATTATTTTGCATGAGTCTCAGCACGGCGTCCAAAATATAGAAGGTGTTTTATCCAGAGAGTTGTTTTTGGAAGATGATATAACCTTTGATGAATATTATAGGTTACCCACGGAAGTTGAAGCAAGAAACGTAGAAGCCAGGTTTGAAAGACCTCGCTATAAAGAAGTTCTTCCCGAAGTAAGTGCCGAGTACACGTTAGAGGAAATGTCTGATGTGGACGCATTAAGAGCGAGAGCCAATAAAAAAGATTTTGACGAGCTTATGGGTAACCCTTTGGATGATTTCCCGTCTTTTAGTCGAACGGACCCTGGTTCATCTGATATGCTAGACGAAGTAATGAGACGTATGCGACAAAATATGATAAACCGTGGCGATAATGTTTCACGTGGAACATCTCGCCCCGAAGGGCAAAGGGGCGATCCTTTTGAACCTGAAGCGGACACTAGATACAGACAGAACAACCCTAAAAGGTAACTAAAATGGCAAACGGTGACAACATAACTCCCATGGTTGAGCGTCGGGAAGACCCGATAGAGCTTTCTATTGAGGATCAGATGGACATTGCCGCGCCTAACGCTATGGAGCGCATGCCTAGCGAAGGTATGGACATAGAAATCATTGAAGACGAAGACGGTGGAGTGCTCATAGACTTTGACCCCTCTATGCGGGACATAGACGAAGGCGACTTTAGCCGTAACCTTGCCGAGGAAATGGACACCGGGTTCTTGGGTTCTATAGCTAACAATCTTATGGGCGAGTACGACTCTAATAAAGCGTCACGTCAAGATTGGGAAGATGCGTACCGTAATGGCTTAGACTTGCTAGGTTTCACGTACGAGGAGCGCACACTTCCCTTTAGAGGCTCCACAGGCGTCACACACCCCCTTTTAGCCGAAGCTGCGACTCAGTTTCAAGCTCAAGCGTTTAACGAGCTGCTGCCCCCGGACGGCCCTGTACGCACATCTGTACTAGGCGCGCCGACCAGGGAGAAAGAGCAACAAGCTCGTCGTGTTAAAGAGTTTATGAATTACTACATTACTAATGTAATGGAAGAGTACACGCCTGATTTCGATCAAATGTTGTTCTTTTTGCCGTTGGCGGGGTCTACGTTTAAAAAAGTTTACTTTGATGAAGCTCTAAACAGAGCAGTAAGTAAGTTTGTGCCCGCAGAACATTTGGTGGTGCCTTACGAAACGTCTAGCTTAGAGAGCTGCCCGTGTATAACTCACGTGTTATCTATGCCTTTAAACCAATTGCGCAAGTTACAGGTGTCTGGTTTTTACTTAGACGTCCCCGTCTTGCCTGGTCAGAATACTTCTAGCGAGTTAGAAGACGAGCAAGACCATATTCAAGGTATGCATGCCTCAAATATTGATTATGACGTTACTTTATTAGAGTTTCACGTAGAGCTAGATCTAGAGGGCTTTGAAGACCTTGATGAAGAGGGTGAAGAAACAGGCATAAAACTGCCCTATATCGTCACAGTGGTAGAAAACAGTGGAACAGTGCTTTCTGTCCGTCGAAATTACGCAGAAGACGACGAAGATCGCAAGAAAGTACAATATTTTGTGCATTATAAGTTCTTACCCGGCTTTGGCTTCTATGGTTTAGGCTTAATCCACACCATAGGCGGTCTTTCTAGAACGGCCACAGCGGCGCTTAGGCAGCTTATTGATGCGGGCACATTGTCTAACCTTCCTGCGGGCTTTAAAGCGCGTGGCATGCGTATACGAGACGATTCTGAGCCCTTACAGCCCGGAGAGTTCCGCGATGTAGACGCTCCCGGCGGAGCAATCCGAGAAAGTTTGATGCCCCTTCCGTTCAAAGGCCCCGATACGGTTTTATTCCAACTATTAGGCTTTGTGGTTGATGCGGGTAAGCGGTTTGGAGCTATTACGGACTTAAAGGTAGGCGAAGGCAATCAAAATGCGCCTGTTGGCACTACCGTAGCTATGCTTGAGCAAGGCAGCCGCGTGATGAGTGCGGTACATAAACGCCTGCATTACGCCATGCGTCAAGAATTTAAGCTTTTGACCCGGGTAATGCATGAATCTCTGCCCCAGGAATATCCTTTCTCTGTGGAAGGCGGTGATGAGACGGTTATGGCGTCTGATTTTGACGATCGTATAGACGTAATCCCGGTTTCAAATCCTAATATCTTTTCTCAAGCTCAGCGTATTGCCTTGGCGCAATCTCAGTTACAAATGGCTACTCAAGCGCCGGAAATGCACAACATGCATGAAGCGTTCCGCCGTATGTATGATGCTTTGGGCGTAAAAGACGTAGATAAGTTGTTAAAGCAGCCTAGTACGGAACAACCGATTCCTAAAGATCCGGCTCAGGAGCACATTGATGCAATGGAAAATGTTGAGATGAAAGCGTTTGATGGCCAGAACCATGACGCGCATATCATGTCGCATTTGTTATTTAGTGCATCACCTATAGCTTCTCAAACTCCTTCTATACTTGTTTCGTTGCAAAAACACGTAACAGAGCATGTTAAGATTAAATCAGAAGAAATGGCTATGATGCAGTTTATGCAGCAGAGTCAGGGTCAGCCTCCTAGCGACGATCAAATGCTTGAAATAGAGATGATGATTGCGCAAAACATTGCTCAAGAGTTACAGGCTTTACGACAATTGAGCATGCAGATAGCCGGTCAAGGTCAGCAGCAACAGCAAGGCCCGGATCCGTTAATCGCGCTCAAAGAGAAGGAAATCGGCATTAAAGAGCAAGCGACTATGGCGGATATTCAGGAAAGTCAGGCTAAGCTAGATTTGGATCGACAGAAGATGATGGAACGTAGTCGTCAGTTTGATGATAGGCTACAAAGTCAGGAGCAAATGACAGCCAAGCGCTTAAACGCACAGGCGGAAAGAGAATTATTACGATTACGTGCTAACAGAGGAAATTAATCATGAGAACTGTAAAAGTTAACGGAACTACCCCCGGCAAAGCCCCTAAAGCTACCAACTATGCGGATATTAAAGACCAGGGTCGTATTCCGTACGCCAAGGCTACTTCGGAAAAAACCCCGCAAACAGCTAAAGGTATTGTTGTTACAGGCACTAGCCGTGGTATGGGTGCGATGTTACGTGGTGGTGAATTTACAATCTGTTAGGAGAGAACTATGCCTTTAATGCGTGGTAACAATCCTAAACAGATTAGTTCTAACATTCGCAAGCTTAAAAAAGAGGGGTATCCACAGGATCAATCTGTGGCTATCGCTTTGGCTAAGGCGGAAGGACCTCGTAAAATGTCTAATGGCGGCGCGTTAAAAAAGTTTAGCCCCATTATTCTGCGTAAACAACGTTTCCAAGGGGTGTTCTAGCCCCTTTTTGTTCCTAATCCCCAAAGTATACGATATACTCCGATGATATAGGATTTTCCTATACGGAGGAGATATGGAGGACATTTACATCGTTCAGTTTATCCAAAGGATAATCAAAGAGCGCAAAAGTAACGTGTTAGACCTACTCGAAAATAATGGAATAAATTCAATGGAACAATATTCGTCTTTAATGGGCGAACTAAGTTCTTTGAATTATGTCCAACAGGAACTCTCGGACCTGCTAGAAAAACAGGAGCGTATGCATGATTGAAGTGCCAGGCTATTTAGCCAAAGAACTAGAAGCGGAAAAGAAAGCTAAGGTAGAGGAAGTAGCTCAAGCTGAAGCCGAAACTGAGGAAAAAGAAGGCGTAGCAAGCATGTACGTCGATTCTAAAGCCCGCATTCTAGACCCCACGAAAGCTGATAAATCTATGATAGAGCGTATGCCAAACCCTACTGGGTGGCGAATGCTTATCCTTCCTTACCGCGGCAAATCCACAACTGATGGGGGTATTATCCTCACAAATAAGAGTTTGGATGACGGCCAGGTTCAAACGGTTGTTGGATATGTCTTAAAGCAAGGGCCTCTGGCTTACGGCGATAAAGACAAGTTTCCGGATGGACCGTGGTGTAAAGAAAAAGATTGGGTTGTTTTTGCTCGTTATGCGGGTTCTAGATTCCGTATAGAAGGGGGCGAAGTTCGTCTTCTTAACGACGATGAAATTTTGGCAACAATTGACGATCCGGAAGATATCATTAGCTTTTAAAGGAGCTTGGCATGAGTGAAGAGAAGAAAACTAGTGTCGATGACGGCACCGTAGACATAGAAGTAGGCGAGGGTTTTGAGGGTCAAGAGGTTGAAATAGATGATGTTTCGGATAAACCCGAAGAAAAAGCCTTCTCCGAATCGGAAGACGAACACGAAGAGTATTCTCAAAGTGTTAAAAAACGCATAGATCGTTTGACCAAAAAAATGCGAGAAGCGGAAAGACAGCGTGAAGAAGCGCTTAAATACGCTCAAGGCGTTCAGTCCGAAGCGGAACAAGTCAAGGCGAAGCTTAAAGCTGTTGATAACGGCTATTTAAACGAGTACGGCGGACGCATTTCGGCAGAAAAGGCCACAGCACAAGAGGCTTTTAAACGAGCTATTTCTGTTGGAGACCCAGAAGCGACCTTAGAGGCTCAGAACAAACTTACTTCGCTTCAGTTTGCCGAGTCTAAATTGGAAGAAGCTCGACGTGCTCAATCGCGTCAGCAGCCACAAGAACAACCTCAACAGCAACAGCAGCAACAGC